TATGCTCCCGATTCATCGGCTATGGTTTTGGTTATGCCGTCTACGTTGCCCTCAATGGCTGTTTTCAGGGATGGTATAATTTTTTCACTCACGACCTGTTCAAAATCTGAGGCGTCCAGGGTGTTGATATGGAACTCAAAAACATTGGACCCCCCTCCGCCTCTTGGCATATCCTTAAACGGCGTGATGTTAATAAACTCGTTAGGATCCACAATGATGGGCGTAGGCCGATTGACAGTAAATGCCCCGCCTTCCTGAAAACGGGGAATGCCAAAATTGCCGTGGCCCTTATCACCTGGGATGTTTACGCCCTCAAAAGTTTTGTTTATATCCTTGACAAGACGATGGGCCTGATCTGCGGCATCATCAAAGGCATCGCTAAAGGCCGTCTTAAACAGGTTTTCGATTCTGTCCGCCAACCGTTCCATGCTTTCGCTGATCCTGTCTGCCAGACGGTCAAACAGCCGTTCCTGTTCTTTGATCCGGTCTGCCTCGGCATCCTTGACAAGCCCAATCTCTTTAGCCTGGTCAATAAGCTTTTGGGTGTTGGCATCAACCTCAAAACCATAAGCTTTGGCATAGTCATAGATTTGCTGAAGGGTTGGGGCGATAGCACGTAATGCATCTTCACTGTCTACCCCGGCGGTTATAAGCTGATTGTAGAACTGGCGTGCATCCTGAGCCAGGCTTTGGAGAATATCGCTTGTGAGCCATCCGCTGTTTCCCAGGGCCTCAATGATTTCTTTATTGGCCTGGATTTTCGTGAACAGGTCTTCGTGGTGCTCTGTAACCCTGGCAATATCAAAAAGTCTCTGGAGCGATTCATCGGACGTAAGGCCCAGCTCTTCATATTTTTCTTTGAGGGCTGCTAGCGGGTTCTTCATCTGCTCAACAGCATCCATCCAGGACATGCCGGATTCCAGCATGGCATTAAAGGACTGGATAGCTACAAGCCCCATCTCCTTGGCTGTCCGGGCGTTGGTTACATGGGCTTCGATCAAGGAGTGCAGTGCCTTCGGAACCCTACTCAACTGTTCCTGGCTGTACTCACTTACGGATTTAAGCTCATAACCCATCTTGCGGGCATGGAGAATAAATTTTACAATCTCTTTTGAGCCTTCTTTGCCTAGCTCCTTAGCACCCTCTATCAATACCTCAAAAGCACTGTCCGCAGCCTCAAGCCCTTGGGCCGTTCTTATCAATCCCTTGTCCATATCGTCAAGGATGGAGTTTAGGCGGTGGGCATATTCCGTAAAGTTCTGGGTATTGATTCCCGTGTCTTTCATCCACTCACTGAGTGTCATAGCCCCAGCGGCTATTTCGCCGTATCTTTTTTTAAGCTCAAGAAACTTTTTGGCTGTATCTTCGCTTATATCGCCCAGGTGCTTCAGGGCTTTCTGCAAACCTTTTACAGACTTAGCCATGCTCTCAGCCAGGCGTTCTTCCCTGCTTTTACCTTTAAAAAGATTAGCCAGCATGGATATAGCAGACGTAGCTAGGCCGCCAATAACGCTGGCTATTGGTCCGGATAGTTTGCCAAGAGAGCCTTTGAGTTTATCCCCCAGAAACTCAGAAAGTGCCGACCCTATTCCGACGGCCAATGTATTTATGGTCTGAATAACAAAGTCACTGAAATTCTTAAGCGTATCGCCCATATTGGCAAAGCTCTCAAGCCAGTAGCGGGAGATGTCTTCTGACACACGATCCCAGTTGAAGGAGATCTTTTCACCGCTGTCCTCAGATTCATCCGCCACGCCCTTCATATTGTATTTCAGACCATACAGATCATCGCTTGCAGTGTTGGCGGTATTTGCCACCTTAGATAAAACAGGCCCTAAAATATGATTCAAGGAATTACCTGTTTGCTCCACAATGGGAGGCACCTGACTTTGCTCTACCACCCATTCATCAATGACCCTGACAAATTCATCGGTTTTTTTTGTGGCTTCTTTAACTTCTTTTGTGTTGTCTTTAAGGGCCTTATTCAGCTTTGACTTGATTGCCGTAACAAGTTTGTCCGCCTCTTCTGTCACTTCTCCCAGAATATCTTTTTGTTCATCCGCAGCCTCAGCAGCCTTAAGATGGCCGCCCGCCACGTCTTCTAGCACCTTTTTTAATTCTGGGCCTTGCATACCAGAGGCAATGTCTTTCAAGAGCTTGGAGGACTGGCCGTGATATTCTTTCCATAGTTTGTTAAGCCTTTTGAAATGCTCTTCATAATCCTCGTTATTTTTTGCCAGAAGTGCCGCCGCTTTACCAGCAAAGCTCGTCCACCCCCCAAGCTGGCGATTCAACTCTGCCCATCTCTTGGTTTCTTCTTCTGTATATTTGCCATGAGATTTTTCCCATTTCTCCCTGGCCTTAATCAGTAGTTTATAGGCGCCATATCCCGCAAGAATACTGGCCGTCAATGCCCCCATCGCTGGAATAAGCTTAGCAATTCCAATAACTCGAAGATTTGCCAAAACCTGTGTAAGCTTTCCCACAATCACCAGCATTGGGCCAGCGGCAGCAACAAACGCTATGACAGACAAAATTATTGTTTTCATCGGCTGGGAAAGATCGCCAAATTTTTTAATGGCATCCGTGATCTTTTCCAGCACAGGCTTCATGGCCTCTACAATTTTGAGCAGGGCAGGGATAAGCTGGGAGCCAAGTTCTATACCGACAATCACTAACCTATTTCTCAAAAGCTTCAATTGGTTGGCAAAGGTTTGAAGCTGTTTCTTGGAAACCTCTTCAGTGGTGTCGCCCGCTTTATGTAAATTCTTTGTCCACTGCTTAATTTTTTCAGACGATCCCATGAGGGTCAGAATTGAAGCTTTGGTTCTAACATTGAATCCCAATTGAGCTAATGTGGCAGCTTTTTGTTCTGTTGTTAATCCTCTGAATAGATTCTCCAAATCACCTATGATGTCTCCCGTATGACGCATTTCCCCCCGAGCATCAAAAAGCTTTATCCCAAATCTATCCCATGCCTCTTTATTATTCCTTGCCGCAACGTCCAAGGCATTCAGCATCATAGCTAGCCGTGTTCCGGCAAGCTGCCCCTTAACACCCTTGTCGGCAAAGGCGGCCAAGACAGCTACGCCCTCTTCCATTCCTTTGTTGACATTAACCAGGGCTGCTGCCGCACGATTTGTCAGGGCTTCGCTGAACTGCTGAACTGAGGCATTAGCCAAAGTATTGGCCTTAACCAAAACATCAGACACCTTAATAAGATTTTCCTGGTTTTTGGTTGCATCTTTCGATGAAAGACCCAGGGCAGTTTGGGCATCGGTCAGGAGATCGGTCGCAACCTTAAGATCAAAGGCACCGGCCTGTGCAAATTTTGCCACAACGGGAAGGGCCTCGATGGACTGGGCGGCATCCATACCGGCGGACGCTAAATAGAAATATGATTGTGCCAATTCATTGGCTGCAAAAGTCGTTTCGGTTGACATCTGCTTTGCGGCATCTTCCATTTTTGTCCGCATGGCATCCGACACTCCGTCCATGATAGCCAGGGATTCCGTCATGGATTTATCGAAATCAGAAAAAGCTTTAACCGAAGCTCCACCCAGGGCAACAAGAGGAAGGGTGAGTTTTTTAGTGAGGTCTTTGCCTACTTTTTCAAGCCGGGCGCCAACTTTTTTCATGGCTTTTTCGACATCGGACATGCTTTTATCAAAGCTGTCCATTTTGGCACCGATAGCAAGCCACACGCTGCCTAATTCTTGTCCCATCTTTTCTCCTAAAGCCTTCCCCTTTTATCGCCTGCCCTTGACCATATGCGGAAAATACCTTGCCCCAAAGTCTTTCGTGTCCCCGTGCTTTGCCTCAAGCTCCTCCACTATTTTCTTTGTTTTTTCATCCTGCCCGAAAATCCTTGGCTCATTTCCCGTTCCCCCGATAACCATCCAGCATTTTTCTTTATGGCGCTTAAGGGTTTCCAGGGCTCCCGCCTTGCGTTTCTTTATGTCCGTCTCATCCAATATCGCCTGGCTTTTGACAGTACCTTCGTCCTCAAAGCGGAGTAATTGTGTTTCCTTAATAACCCTTTTTGAGCCAGAAAACGCATTTAACAGCACACAGGTTTGCCAGCGTTCTCGTTTCCAGGCATCCTTTAGCTTTTCATATTGCTGCTGAGATTTTATGTAAGCAATATCCAGAACTTCAGCAGGCGTCAGGGTCCAAAATTCATGTGGCCGAATATCAGCCTTGAGTGCTGTGAGATATATTTCCTTTAGGTATTCTTCCCAGTTCCACTCTCTGCCTTCTTCGGCCTTGTCACGTTTTTTTCTATGTCCGCTGTCGGGTTTAATGCTTCCATAAGGGCGGTCGATACAGCCCCCATAACCTCAGCCAGCTTCGCAGGATTGACCAGGGACTTGACTTTGTTTAGCGTTAAGTTGTCTTCCCTGAACTCCCCCTCTTTATCTACCCGCTGCAATCCTGCCCAAAGCAGTTGCAAATTCATATTCAGTCCTACATTCCCTTCCTTTAGCTTTTCACCCAGCCCCTGGAGAGGGATAGCAAACTCCCTCTCCAAAAGACATAGATTAGGTGTAGCAAATCGAAGGTGGTAGGTCTTTCCATCATCTAGCGTTATTGGAACGCTTTTTACTGGCATACCTTACACCTCTATATTTGAATTTATTGAAAACCCAAACAGAGTTAGCTGGCAGAACAAGTCAACACAGCGGTTCCCTGAAGAGATCCACTGATTGATAACTTGTCTTCATGTGGGCCCTCGTAATCCAGCGATGTGAGAATCGCTTCGCCCGTATACGTATTGGCATCAGGCATAGTGACTATGATGGATAGGGTTGCGGGGGTACGATCTGACCAATAATACTGCAAATATTTTTTAGCCAGGTCGTCATAGATGTAGAGACCATCAAAATCAATGGCCCATTCATCACGGCCCTGTAAATATTCCCCGTGCCAACTGGAATCTCTGTTTGTAACGTCAATAGTCGCCACCGTGAAATGTATAGAAAAAGTCTGGGATTCTGCTAATGCAGCCCCTTCGACTGTCATGGTCATAGAGTGTCCGCTTACGGCACTTGAGCTCATATTTTCCTCCTACAATATTTGTAAAAAGGCAGGGATGTACGGATTGAAAAATAGACATCCCCCCTTTTGCTGTCTAAAAAATGATAAATTTTAGAAAATTGCTGTTATAAATTATGATGTTGGAGTCATATCGGTCGTGAAGTCAATTGTAGCCCGGCGTATAAGTTTGGCTGTGTCTGCCTCATCCTGTACCATCCCCGTTGTTATGCTATCCATAAGAAACCTCATGGGGTTTGTATATCCCGTTATACTCAATGTAGATGAGGTCAAGGCTTGAATACAGTTATCAATCATCTGAGTGATTTCTTTATCGCCCTTATAATCGGAATAAAGTTGCAGCGTAAGTGTATTTTCTTCGGCCTCATAATCACGGGAAGTAAATTGGGACCTCACGCCGCCGGAGGCCGTCACCCGAATATAGGGCATAGCTGTACCCACGGGGATATTGCTATACACTCTATAGCTGCTGGTCTTGGCATGTGTGGACAGCCGAGTGATCGCAGCCTTAATGAGTTCTGCCCCTCCAAACTTTCTTGTTCCCATATTTACCTCTTTTAAAATCTATTAATCACATCATGGATGCCATGCTTCGCCTTGAAATATGCAATAGGCCTGGACCAGCGATGCTGCCTATAAAGGGAATCTTGTACCGGTCCATGTGTTCATATTCAACTTTAATCCGGTTATCCCACTGGATATCATTAAACATTTCTTTTCGGGCCAAGAAAAAATTAACAACCTGGTCTGCCATAACATACCGGACGCCCTCTTTTGTCTCCTGTATTTCCCCATTGGACGTATCTCGAAACAAAAGGCCGTTTTTTATTTCAAAATTAACGCCCCGTGCATAGCCCCTGTTTCCAAAATAGTCATGGGTCGTTTCGTTTTTCAGCACACCAGCTGCAATCCCAATATCCGGGTCATCATTCAGTACAGCCATCATTTGTGACATGGTAGCAGAAGATATAAAGGCCAGGTCATCGTCCATAATAAAGACCAGCTTTTCCTGCGCTTCGGATACGATTTTGTTACGTCCCATGCTGATACCAGCCCCAAAGGGCATTCTAAAGACCCTGTGGCCTTGATGTTCTAGCTCTCTATATTTGTATTCTTTTTCAGGGCTAATACGCCCATCGTCTGCAATATAAAGCCTGTAGGGTAGCTTGGCATTGTCTTCGATGGATTTGATGGCACGCCACAACGCCCCATCCCTCATAAAGGTTTTAATGCCAATGGCAATAACACCACGCCCTTTTATTTTTTCCTGGCTTTTTGCAGGCGGCTTGGAACGGCGCTTTAGATACAGGGGATTTTCTATGCCGTATTGCTGATGATATTCAGAATCAATCTTATCAATTTTCCATTTTTTTCCCAGGATATAAAACCCCTCCATACGCTTGCGGTAATTTGCATAGTTTTCCTTATCCGCTTCTTTCAGGTGATCTAAGCTGAGGTTGTCTGTATATGCAACTTTCCATTCTGTCTTCTCTTTAATGGCAAGAAAATACTCTTCATGTTCAGGGGCGGTTTTTATCTGTTCATCCCACTGTACTTCACCCCAAATCTTTCGCCTCATCATGAAACAGTTAAGGGTCATGTCGCACAGAACATAGCGAAGATTCCTGAAATACGTCCAATCAAATTTATCTATTTTCTTTATATGCAGAGTTTTGTTTTTAAGCTCCAGCAGGGATTCAAAATGTTGCTCTGCCCGGCCTATATGCGTATTCACGTTTAAGAGACAGCCCACAATGCCGATTTCTTTTTTATGCTCCAAAAGATTTCGCCACGCAGAAAGCACCGTGCTGGGCGTGAATCTTATGTCGTCTTCAATAATCACCACATATTTAACTTGCCTGGGCAACACCTTAAATACTGCATTCCTGGATGCCCCCACCCCTGAGTCGAAAGGAACCTTTACGAGCCTGCATTTATGGCGGCCGCAAAATTCTTTTTTCTTCTTGGTTGGCTTTTTGCCATTATCTGCTATAAATATTTTAATGCTTGGATAGTACTGACGAACCGATTCAATGGACCTGAATAAATGGTCATCCCGCAGAAAGGTTGTTATCAGAACTGCCGTATCATTTAAAAACGGCGTCTTTTTTATCTCTCCCCATCCAAATGGATTGCGCTTAGTTGGTAACAAGCCCTGTTTTGTGTTTGTTAGCCTTCGCCTGTTCTGCTCAACCTGGGCCAGGTCTTCCTGCCTATTATCCTGTGGGTGGTATTGATGATAATACTCGGCCTCGTCTTCTATCCATAGGTTTTCAAGCCCCGCTTTTTTTGCCCGTTGATATAAATCCTCATCATCCGCACCCCAATGAACATAGCTTTCATCGTAGCCGCTCACGCTTACAGCCCATCCCCTATCTACAACTTGGCATCCACCGTAGCAATAAGGGGGGCGAAGGACCGAAGCTTTCCGCATAGCCTCAAAATCATCCAGGGGGCCATTATAATCCTCTGGCAAGTCCCAAATTCTGCAATGTAAAATCCTGCTTTTTCTCGCAAGGGTCAGGGCTTTAGCCATAAATTCAGGATGAAAAATACAGTCCACATCTGTGGACATAACAAAAGAGCCACGGGCCTTGCGTATTCCAATATTTCTGGCCCGCGATATGTTCCACCTACAACCGGTTCGGGAATAGACATAGCGCACGCCAAACCTTTTGGCCGTCTCCTGATGTTTGCGCCTGTAATATGCATCAGAATCCAAGTCGACAATAATAACCTCAAAGTTTTTTGTCGTCTGGTTTTCCAGGCTCCTCAGACAGTTTTTAAGCCTTGCGATCCCACGGCTGTAATGCCTGGTGTTTTTAATAGGGATTATAACCGACAGCTTGGGCTTTTTAACCGACATCTCTCCGTGCCTTCCTTTGGTTATCCAGGTCAATGGATTCCATATCCGTAGGGAATGCCCATTCTTTGCCGGGATGCTGAAACTGAGGGCGTACCCACTGCATGATTTCTTGATACCGCTCAGTCACGGGGATATCTTGGGCGTTATTTGCATTGCGGTTGAATTCAGGAAGTTTGTCTATTTTCCTGTATTTGATTCCGAAATGCTCAAACATCCTGTAATATTCCTCAAGGTCATTAAGCTTTTCGAAATCGAAAATAAAGGTTTTGGCAAAGTCTGTTTCCCACATATCAAACCGGGCCCTCACCTCATACCACATCCAATTTAAAGCCTCGTAATAGGACATAGGCCGATGGATTCTTAAGCGATTCATTTTCCAATGGGGCCTCAATATCCAATCCCAGCCCACCTTCCAGCCTCTTTCTGCATGACTCATAAAGGTGTCTATGGGGTTGCGGTGAAGATAGATGCACCCCACGTTCTCAAACGACTCCATAACCTTCCAGACGAAGGATTTGATAAACATATTATTTGCTTCAAAATACCAGCCATCCTTGGCATCGTTTTTGATCCGCTCTATTTTCGTATCTAAAACCTTTTCCGCCTCTGGTGTAAGTTGGCCTGTGTTTACAGCCTTGCTCACCTCATTGATGCAGTAAGGGATTTGTTCATGAAAGCTTGGGATGTCAGTCAGGTATCCGATCATACTTGAGAGAAACATGGATCCACAGCGTCCCGTATTTGCACAAAAAATATACATCTGTCCCCTTCCCTTGATATGAAATGTAAAAAACGGCGGGTTATCTAACGGCCCAAATGCTGGTCATCCGTGGCCCAGGGCCGTCATGAAAATCATGCCGGGGCCAACCCTTGCTATCCAAAAGATCAAACCCTTCTTGGTAGAGTTCTACTCTCTGTGTATCATCAACAACGAATAGTCTTTTCGCCTTGCCAATCAGTTGTTTAATAACCTTCTCACGGCCTTCCGTGGGGCCGTCAACGAATACGATGTCAAAATCACCAGGTATTTTTGGTAGTTCATTGATGTGATAATCAGGGCAATAGTTTAGATCAACATTGTCTGTAAGGCCCTGTGCACTGAGTTCATCGTGTATAACGTTATACCAGACCGGATTGTTTTCAAAAGACACAACCTTAGCGACTCGTTTTGCCAGCCAGATTGTAGAAGACCCAGCGCCTATCTCAAGAACCGTCATGTCTTTTTTTAAATTCTGTTTCAGAAAATCAGTGGCGCTTGGTTCGATCCAAGGTTGTTCATTGTTTATCAGCATCAAATCCCGGCATATCATATAGTCCTTGAACGCCTGCGCCCTTTTTGCCATTCTGATGTTAAGGCCCAAAAGCTCCTGTACTTGAGGAATGAAATATAGCTTTGCCTTTTCCTCCAGATGTCGCTCTAGCGTATAGCCGTCAAGCTCCTGCTTTTTCCTGTGGGGATTGTTTTCACAAAATCGCGTACCATACCAATGATGGTAAATCGTGGATTGTCCGTTGAGATGAATCTCATCTCCTATTAAGCCGTATTCCTTTTCGCCTTTCTCCAGCCTGTGCACCTTATATCCCATGCCTACAATATCATGATAAGCTTTCTGTGCAGTGTCGGTCGAAACGTCTGGAACATACTTAAAGGAGATACCGTTTTGAAGAATGAAGCTTTTTTCAAAGAAAAACAACGGCGGGTGAAGGGGTTTATGGTCTGGCCCCACGCATCCAATAAGCTTAACCTGCGGATCGCTTTCATAAAGAGCAATCAAATCCTCCGCCCATTTTGGCCTCATGATATGGCTGTCAATATCCAAAATGCACACATAAGGAGCCTTAGCCACCTGTGTTCCCATATCCATACCGGTGCCGTGTCCCACGTTCTTACCCAGCTTCCAAAGAAGAATATCCTTTTGAGCCTCAAGCCAAAACAGATTCATGCAAAGCGATCCATTGTCAACAACAATGATCTCATAATCAACAGTGGTATATTTGCGTATGGACTCTATTAAAAGCCTGGCCCATTCAGGGCTGTCGATATTGACGGTGATAATACTGATTTTTGGCTTTGCGTCTTGTTTCCTTCCCATTAATTTAATCACGCTAACGCCTCCTTATCATCGTAAGCTCTTGTTTTATCTCCGACATAATTGCTTCCCGCCTAGCCCATGCTTGTCCGCTTTTATCCGTCAATGGAGATGGGTAGGGCAAAAGGCTTATGTGTGAGAAGTGTTTATATTTGGCTTCTATGTGGAACGGCACATGCACAGCCTGGTATCCTTTAGGGTTGTCATATTTCCATTTGAGATACAGCATCGAACCCGGATCATTACACACCTTGTTAGGATCAAACTTTTCCCTTTTCCATCCCCTTTTTTCTAAATACATCTGAAAGGTTGCGTTTTGTTCGGCAGGATGAAGGTGTGCCACCTCGCTTTTATAGGGTTCTTCCCGGCGGTCCCCAAATCGCACATTCCAATCCACCTGCATGCCGTCCCTATATGCCCTCATGTTAATAAGGCCAAACCAAAGGGTAAACATTCCGCTCCGATAGCCCTGGATTGTATATCCCGCCCTTTTCTGGTTGCACACAATCAATATCTTGGGATCCCTCTCGGCAAATCTAATCAGGTCCGCAAGCCATCCCCTAGCCTTTATCCAAATATCGCAATCACATACCACGGCATAATCCGTATCACACACCTCATTGACCAGGATATTCAGGGCCCCACCGTGCCTTTTGTGCTCCTTGCCCTCGATAAGGGTTATCCATCCTTTCTCAGCACAGGCTCTTAAGTATGGCAGGTCAACGGGATTAGGCTGCATTGTGCCGTCCTGTGGATAGACGCTGTAGTCGTCATAAACCACAATCTTGTAATTTGGATATTCCGTATGAAGCCGGATAGACTCTATGCAGAGCTGTACGGCCTCAAATGAATTGCGGTTCGGGATGAGGATGCTGACTGACCTCATTGTTTGTCCTTGCGTCTCCGGCCATCAAAAACGCTCATGGGCAAGAATGGAATGCCGGATCCTGCAGCGAATTCAAATAGCTTAACAAACGTTTCGAACATCCACTTGTGCATGGGGTTATGTGCATATAAAAAGACCGCCCCATCGCTTGTCCGCATAGCATCGAAATATTGCTTGGAATTTAATTCTATGTTACGTACATCCGTGGCATTAAATGCTCTGTGCGATTTTATTTGCGACGGGGAATAAAACACAAGCTTCCCATTAGCCGTAACTCCCCTCAGTGTGTCAAACCGCCCGTAGAGACAAACGTTCGACTCTGCGGAATACGGACCGTAGGGATAAGAAAAGTGTTGCACCTGAAGGCCACCCAGGGCTTCCAGGCACGGCAATATTTCCTTTTGAATATATTTTTTATTTCCCCACTTTGCTATCATGTTTTTGGAATTTAAATGATGCCATGTATGGCAGCCAATGGTGTGGCCTTCATCATGCAGCCTTTTTATCAGGGGTATGTCTTCTGGGAAAACACGTCGCTTTCCCTGGTGGTGAAAGGCTATATAGAATGTCGCCTTGATGCCGTATTTATCTAATACAGGTAAAAACTCTATCCATTCTTTTACATGCCAGTCATCAAAGCTTAAAAATATTGCTTTGTCTTTAAGGCTCTGCATCTCCCTGTCCTTCCCTTAATTCTTTTAATGCCTTTTTTAGTATGGCAAACTTTACGTCCCTAGCTTTTTTGAGTCGGTCATCATCACATTCCCGTACTATCGAAAGCACGGAGACGTGATAATGATGGAAAAACTTTTCTTTCATTGCCTCTGGTATAGGCTCAATCCTGTATTGTGTTTGCTCCCTAAGCTTAAGCCATAACCTACCCCCAACCGGGCAGAAAGTAGGCTTGCCTTGAAAATGGACATAAGCATTTTTCCAGTCTACCTCAAGGCCATCGTGGTATGCCTCAATGTTGAGCATCATGAACCAAGACTCAAACCACGTTGGGAGCTTTTCCATCCGTGGTGTTGACATCGGATGAATGATGCCTGATATCAGGACAATATCCTTGTCCATAATACGGACCATATCAGACAACCATCCAGGCTTCTTGATTTCAATATCACAATCCAAGATCATAGCTAGGGGCGTATCACATTGGTCAATCAGCACATTCAACGCTCCGCCATGACCAAGGTTCTCCCGGCCCTCTATAAGCTTATGAATCCATCCATCCCTTTTGGCTTGCCGTAAGTATTTCCGGTCAATCTTGTTATAGGAATTGTCATCATAAACAACGATTTCATACGGATAGCTGGTGTATTTCCTTATGGACTCAATACACAACTGTATGGCCTCATAAGAATTATAGTTGCTTATTAGGATGGAAATGGGGGTTGGTTTCATTGAAACGGATCACAGACTTCGTATCGCTCAGGAAGCTTGTAATTGATATGATTCATCTTGACGCAGGAGCTTAATTCATCAACACAAGTTCCCACAACAAATTCATGGTCAATCAGAATATCCACATGCTCGGGTTTTGTCTCTCCTTCTTTAAACCAAAACACTATACAGCCTGGCTTTGGGGCGCCCACCTGGTTTTTTTTAAACCGCTCATAAAGCTGTGGAAGCAATAGATTTCCCTTAAAGCGGTTAATAATGCCTACTGATTTAAGGGCCTCGTTCACCACACCGGAACAGCTCATTTTGTCATGCGTAGTATTGCCGGTAAATGGCGTTCCGATCCATCGTTTTATATAATCAATAACAATCTCTCTTTGTTTTTCAGTGTTCAACTCAGGGTTTCCTTT